CAAAGCAAAGGTTAATGTGTATGTTGCATCTATGATGTGTTTGAGCTGTGGTTGTGTGCCATGGCTTTTTTATTTGCATCGATGTTGCGAACGGTGCGAACCTTCAAAAGACGGGGGGAGGGTCGAAATTTTCAGCAAAATCCTATCCACTTTCGGCCCAAATTCTAAGCAAATCAATCCATTTTTTCCGAAGGGTGGTGTAAAAAAAAATAATGTATATTTGTCGTATGCCAAATTTAAACAATAGAAGGTATCGGAGGTTTGAAAATCCTGTAAAACCAAATACTTACAAAGATTCAGCCGATAAGAAATTTTATGGCTCTGCAATCTGGAAACGAATTAGGACTTTACAAAAAATACGGAAACCGATTTGCGAAGTTTGCGAAGCTAAAGGAATTATTACAGATTGTTCTGATGGAAATAATAATGGCATAGCGGATCACGCTATAAGATTATTACAAGGTGGTCACCCGTTTGACGAACAAAATCTATTTACACTTTGTAAAAAATGTCATAACACGAAAAGTAATATGGAAGGTAGAGGCTTTTCACCAGGTAGAATGGCAAGCATAGACGGTTATTACCTCCCACAAAGCAAAGAGAACATTATTAAAGCTATTATAGCTAAAAAAGTAAATTAAAATGAAAACACAAAAGTTAAAAGAACTTCAGGGCACTTTAAAACCTAGTCGGGTTAAAAGAATTACGCCACAACAAATAATTGCCCATAATCCGTTTGAATTAACGGACGAGGAGCAAAATACCGTGGAATTAGTCAAAAGGCATTTAGAAAGTGCCGATGCTAGTTACAATGTTGATATAATTGCTATAAATATGCTAGCAAGATTGTTAACCGTTATCCAGCATGCAGCCAATAACATCTTAAAAAATGACGGTGTAGTTGTTTACCCTAATGGTACACAGCAAATATCACCAGAGTGGACGATGTTTAAACAGTCAGTTGAGATTTATAACGATATGTCTGATAGGTTTGGGTTAGACCCGAAGGCTCGTTTAAAGCTAGAATACTTTAATAGAGCTGACAAGAAAGAAGAAGACCCAATTATGAAGCTAATTAAAAACGCCTAATGTTTCAACTTGAAAATGAAAAGATAGGTGAATATGCAAGATTAGCCATACAAAGGCATTACGATGACCTAAAAAAGTCGGAAAGTAGTAATTACCCTTATTATTACGACCAAAAGGCAGCTGATACTTATATTTCTTTTATGAAGGTGTGTAGGTTGACTAAAGGTGAGTATGCTGCTATGAATGTTAATGTTATGCCGTGGCAGGAGTTCTTTTGGGCTATGATTTTTGGATGGAAGCGTAAAATTGATAAAAAACGTAGATTTAGAAAGGTTTACTTAGAAATATCAAGAAAGAATGCCAAAACTGAAACTGCAGCATTAACGGCTGTAGCTTGTTTTATACTTGACCAGGAAAAAGGAGCTGAAATTTACACAGCCGCAACCACTCGCGATCAAGCTCGTATATGCTGGGATGCTGCCAGGGTAATATTAGACTACCTAAAAAAAGATAGTAAGGCAGTAAATAAAATGGTGCAGGTTCGCGCTCACTCAATTTATAGCACCCAATCAAATTCAAAGATGGTGCCAGTGTCATCCGATGCGAAAACCTTAGATGGATTAAACCCACACGTGGCAATCATTGACGAGATGCACGCGCATCCGGATAGTTCTATTTTAGAAATCATGGAGTCGGGTATTGGTAGCCGTACACAGCCATTAATCTTAATTACTACTACTGCAGGATTTAATAAAGAAAGTCCATGTTACCAATTACGAAAAGTTTGTTTAGATATAATTAAAGGTCATAAACACGATGACGCGGTTTTCCCCCTTATATTTTCTTTAGATGAAGAAGATGACTGGCAGGATAGTAATAATTGGGTAAAATCTAATCCTTCCATGAATGTCACTATTGGTATGGGTTATTTACAAGACCAATACACAAAAGCCATAAATGAAGGTGCTGCAAAGCAAATAGGTTTTATGACTAAAAACCTTAACTATTGGACAAATACTCATGCGACATGGATTAATGAAAATATGTGGAATGAGTGCCAAATGGATATTAAGGAAGACTTTTTATTAAAACGTCCAGCATTTGGCGGCTTAGATTTGGCGCAAACAGTAGATATAAGTGCATTTTGTTTGTTTTTTCCTGAATTTGACGGTAAACCAGCTTTTTTGTTGTGGAAATATTGGATACCTGAAGAAAATGTAAAGGAAAGGAGCCTTAGAGATGGCGTTCCTTACATGGATTGGGCTTTAAATGGAAGCATAAAGGTAACGAATGGTAATATAGTAGATAACGATGCCATAATCAATGACATTTACCTATTATACCAAAAATACAATATAAGAAGTTTAGCTTATGACCCATGGAGGGCTACTCATGTTGTAATTTCACTACAAGAACGGGGAGTAAACGTTAAGCCATTCCCTCAAAGTTTTCCGGAAATGAATACGCCTATTTGCGAATTTGAAAAAATGATAACAGGTAAAAAGATATTTCATAATGGTGATCCAGTTGCAAAATGGATGCTATCAAATGTGGCGTTGATTATTAACTCTACAGGGCTTGTAAAATTTGACAAAAGGAAATCTAATGAAAAAATAGATGGTATGGTTGCGGCTGCCATGGCTATTGGTGAAGCCATTGACCCAAAAAATAAAATTAATTTGGATTTTAACTTAATTATTGGATAAATTTTTTATTTGCTTAATAAGTTTATTATATTCATCTTTGTAGTATGGAGTTTATAAATAAAATAGTAAAGTTTATAAAAAGAAGTAGAATTTCCAATTTAGGGCCCGCTAAAGATTGGAAATTATACCAAGAACTTTTTGGTACCAACCAAAGGCGCGTATCTCATGAAACTTCATTATCTATTCCTGCTTACTTTAGGGCATTATCTATTTTATCGGAGCAAATAGCAAGTTTACCATTTTCCATTTATGAATTAAAATCAGACGGTAACGTGGTTGAGGCTATTAATCACCCAATGTATAGCTTAATCAAATATAGACCTTCAAAAAAATACGATACTTTTAGTTTTAGGGAAGCCATTGTTAGGCAAGCCGTAAACGGTTCAATGTCCACTAAATCGGGAAATGTTCTTATTATTCCTAATAGAAATCAGGCAGGTAATGTAATTGATTTGGTTTTGGTTGACGAACCGTGGGAAATGTACAAGATTAACGATGAATTTTACTATAAATTAGAATCCAATAATGAAATTTATAGCCAGTCCGAGGTACTTCACATAAAATCATTTAGCGATAATGGATATTGGGGCAAAAGTTTGATTGAGGCAGGAAAAACTACTTTTTCTAGAGCATTGCACGAAATTGATTACGGAAATGATGTTTATGCAAAAGGTACAAATCTTTCGGGTACTGTTGAAACCGATATGATTTTAAATGAGGATCAATTAAACGCAATTAAAAAGGGTTGGGCAGATAAATATTCGGGCCCTAACAATCAACAAGGTGTAGCATTCCTACAGGCTGGTTTTAAATTTAAACCAGTATCTTCAAAATTAGATGCAGCCGATATTGACGCAAGAAAATTGACTATTGAAGATATTTCCAATCTTACTGGCGTTCCGGGCTTTCTTTTGTTAGGTCAAAACAATATTTCTGCAACAAACATCGAAATATTAAATAGAATTTTTGTTCAATACACTTTAAGGGCTTGGACTAAAAGAATTGAAAATGAGTTTAACACAAAATTATTTCCACAAAAGGACTGGGGCAAATATTTTGTTAAGTTAGATTTAGATGAGTTGTATAGAGGTGATGTTATGGCTAGAGCAGAATTTTACACTAAACTTTATAATATTAGAGCGATTGCACCAAATGAAATTAGAAATCTTGAGGGTTTTAATCCCTACGAAGGTGGTGACGTATTTGGCATGCCATTAGCATCTAATAGTAAAGAAGTTAATAATGAAAATCAAGCTAATGGAGCTGCAAAATAATAAATCAATGGAAACAAGATATTTTAATATTGAATATAAAAGCCTTGAAAATAATGAAATTCAGGGTACAGCATCGTCTTTAAATTCTGCCTATGATATGGGGTATTTTGACGAAGCTATAGATGAACACGCTTTTGATGATGCAGATTTTTCCGAGGCAGCCGCTTTATTTAATCATGACCAAAATATTGTACTTGGTAGGGTTAAAAACAAAACTTTAAAGATTGAGGTAAAAGATAAAAGTCTTGTTTACACTATTAATCCTCCTGAAACATCTGCAGCTAAGGACGTAATGATTTTAATAAACAGAGGTGACATTTATCAATCTTCCTTTGCTTTTGATATTAAAGATGATGGTGATTCATGGGAAATAATGGAAGGACGATGGAAAAGAATTATTAAGAAAATTAACAAAGTATATGATGTTTCTCCGGTTACTTATCCTGCTAACCCAAATACTACAGTAGCCGCAAGAAATATGGAAAGACATATTCAGCAAAATGAAAAAGCGGAATGCAATTTCAATGAGTTTGTTGAATTTTTAAACAATTTAAAAAAATATTAACATGTTAAAATCCGATGAATTAAAGCAGTCGCGTTCCGCTAAAATAGAAGAAATGCGCACTTTAATTTCTGCCATTGAAACATTAGGGGCAAATGCCAACGATGAACAAAGGTCGAAATTAACAACTATTAGGAATGAGGTTACTAATATTGAAAGTGACATTGAAAATCACTTAATGTTAGAAGCCGAAGCCAAAAGAATGGCGGCTCCTGCTACTAGGGGTAACGAAAACAAAGTTAGCGATGAGCAAAGAGTGAAGAAAAATTACTCATTCCTTCGTGCCGCTAATTTAGTAGCCAACAACAAAAACTTAGACGGCTTAGAACTTGAAATGCACCAGGAAGCCGAAAGAGAATTTAAACAGGCTGGTATTTCTGCTTCGGGAAATCTTTACATTCCTAAAATGATTGTAAAGAATGAAAAAAGAGATATGACTGTCAGCTCCGCGGCTGGTGGTGGTAATACTGTACCGACTATTTTAGGTGATTTGATTCCATTTCTTGATCCTAGATTAGCGGTAATTCAGGCAGGTGCTACTTTGTTAACTGGCTTAACAGGTAACCTAGATTTTCCGCGTAATGATGCTGCGGCTACTGCGGTTTGGGAGACTGAAAATTCTGAAAACAATGAAACAAGCCCAACTTTTGATAAAATTAGTATGTCACCTAATCGTTTGGGTGCATTTACTGATATTTCAAAACAATTACTTGTTCAATCGTCTATTGACGTGGAAAATTTTGTAAGAAATCGTTTGAGCGAAGCAATTAACAGAGCATTGGATTATGCTTTGATTAATGGCGATAATTCCACACAACCATTTTACGGTATTTTGAACACAGCTGGCATTGGTTCAGTTGCAATTGGAACCGATGGCGGGCCGTTGACTTACAAGCATATTATTGACTTAGAAACTGCCTTAGCTACTGATAATGCTGATTTTGGTACCTTAGCCTACCTAACTACTCCTGGAGTAAGAGGATTTTTAAAGAATACTGAAAAAGCAAGTGGCACTGCCCAGTTTGTTTGGTCAGATGGTGCGCCTCCTGTTGGTCAGCAAGGTATTAGAACTGATTTATTAAATGGGTACCGTGCTTATGTTTCTACGCAAGTTCCAAACAACCTTACTAAAGGTGGTGGTACTGATTTGCATTCAGTAATTTTCGGAAACTTTGCCGAGATGCTTATTGGTCAGTGGGCTGGATTAGATGTTGTGGTCGATCCTTATTCATCTAGCAAAAACGCCTTAGTTACCATTGTAGTTAACTCATGGTGGGATGCTGCGGTACGTCACGCTGCTTCATTTGCAGCTATTAAAGATGCAGATATTACTGGCATATAAAAATTAAAAAAATGAAGAATATTTTAATTGGTTTGTTTGTTTTTGCCGCTATTGGATTAACGGCTTTTGTAAACGACCGAAGCAAAACACTTGATGCAAATTATGATGATGCTTCAAGTACATTTTATAGCTATTCAGTAAGTGACACAATCACTAATACTGAAATAGACACTATTACTATTCCTGTTAGCTTGTTAAGCCCTTGGAGCGGTTATTGGTCGATTGTAGCTACTAATTTGTCAGGCACTACTTATATTTTGCCTACTGTCTTACAAGCTGCAAGTTCAACCGATTATACTAGCGTTGCAACTTTAGACACTTTAAACGTAAATGGTTTAGTGCAATCTAATGAAGATGCTATAATTGGTGGTACAAAATATAGATTAGTGTTAACTGGTGTTGGTACTCAATCAACCAGATATACTGCCTACTTTGTAGCTAAAAACCCATAAAATGAAAGTGAGATTTATAAAGTCTCCTTCAGGTTCGCCTCATTCCCTTGGATATTTTCAGGGGGATGAGGCAGAACTAAACGAGATTACGGCAAAAGAATTGATTAGGCTAGAAATAGCTATTGAAGTAAATGATAAGCCAAAAGAAATAGAGGCTAAAACAATCATTGAAAATACAAGTAGCACCAAACCAAAAAAAGCTATTAAGAGATGAAACCTTGGAGAGTTACCGTTGACCAGACAAATGAATTATGGACTTTATCCGAAGTCAAAAATTATTTAAAAGTTGAGGATTCAGCGGACGACTCTTTAATTACTACTATTATTAAAGGTGCGAGAGAAGCGGTTGAGGCTAGGCAAAATATTAGCACTTTAAATAAAACGATTATACAAAGATTAGAAAGATTTCCATCTTCTTATAAGGTTGCTACTGATTACGAAAATGTAATTAAATTATTGGTTTATCCGGTAATTAGTGTTACTTCAATTACCTACCTAGACGAAAATGGCAATAGCCAAACATTACCACAAAATTTATACGAAGTTGACACATACAGGGGAATAATAGGTGAAGCAGTTGACCAGGACTTTCCAGATACTTATCTTTCATTAAATGATGTTACGATTACTTATGTGGCAGGATTTGGAACAAGTGCAACAAGCTGCCCGACTGATATTAGAATAGCTATTCTAAAAATGATAGCTAACATTTACGAGAATAGGACTGATAGTGTTTATAAAATGCCTACGGCTTCGGACGTAATGTTAAACAGACACAAATATGACTGGGTATAATAAAAATGAAGTTATTGGTAAAATGAGGGATAGAATTATCCTTCAAAATGTTACACGAACAAAAACGTTAACAGGTTTTACAACCGAAGCATGGACGAATGTTGCTACCATTTGGGCTTATATTGATAGTAAATTATCACGTTCAAACGAAACAGTTATTGAGGGTAAAAATACCGTTAAGAATGTTATTGAATTTACCATTCGGTATAATTCAAGTATCACAGAGGAATCAAGAGTTATTTTTAATAACAAAGTATATCAAGTAAAAAATTTAGCTGTAAGTCACGATAAGCGATTTATCGACTTTACAGGTTTTTATTTTGATAGCTACGCAACCGTTTAATTATGTTTATCAAACAAGCAAGGTTAGACAATCTTAGGAGACTTCAAGCCCAAACCCAAAAAAAGGTTACAAAAAAGGGTAGTTTACTTGCTATTTACAATCTTGCGGAGGCTGTAGTTGAACTCGATGACTTAATGAAGAAAATTACTATTGATAAAAGAAAAGAAATTGCAAAAGCAGCGGAGCCAATAGCTTTAGAGGCTTATAAAAATCAAGTACCTATCTCAAAAAAGCCACATAAATATTATGTTAAGGGCGAAGGCTTAGTTTACAATATTATGCCGGGTAACTTACAACGTTCTATTAAAATTATATCAGACGTAAAGAATTTAAAAAAAGCTACTTCCTCAATAGGGCCTTTATATCAACCACAAGGTAAAGGAGCTACATTAGGAAGCGATGGTAAGACCGATGGGTTTTATGCGCACATGATTTACGGAAGTACAAAAGCATGGGTTAGAAAAGTAAAAAACAAAGCTGAAAGGGCTAGTCAAATGGCTGTTATTCAAAAAATGTCACAAGAGGCATTAAGAATGGCACAACAGTACCCGCGTAAATTCTGGGAGATATGATAGGTAAATTAATTTATGCAAGATTGTCAACTGCTTCAAATATTACTGCTATTATTAGCACTAATATCTACCCTGATATTACGCCTCAAAATGTTGATTATCCATTTATTGTTTATTCTATCATTGATAGCAATCCAGTTGACTTTAAAGACGGACAAAGTAATTTAGAAGAAATTGATTTGCAAATTGACGTTTATACCCAAAACTACGACACGACCCAAAACCTAGCTAATTTAATTAGAAATAGATTAGACAGATTCGTTGGTACACTTGAGGGTGTTGAGGTGCAAACTATAAAATATGTTAGGCAAAGTTCACAGGTATTTAATGCAGAACTTTCCGTTTATTGGGTCAGCATTGATTTTATGATAAAAATGAAAAGATGAAACTAAGACTTTTAAAAGAATGGAATGGAAAACAACCGGGTAACACTGGCGTTTTTCTTTCGGAATATGGGGAACAAATGATTAAAGATGGCATAGCGGAGCTACTTGATGAAGATTATGTCGTAGAAGATATGCCAAAAAAAGAGGAGGTGAAACAAGAGCCTGTTTACATTCCTATTCCTGTTCCTGCGGAATATTTCCAAAGTGATGAAGAAGAAAATATTACTAAACAAAAAAAATAAATAACCATGCCAACTACTGGAATAATTAATGGTACGTTAATGAGGCTTTACAAAGATAGTACGGCTATCGGCTATGCCACATCTTGCCAAATGAACATTTCATCTGCAATGCGTGAAATTCTTACAAAGGATTCTGCGGCTGGAGGATGGAGAGAAGTAAAGAAAGGTCAACTTTCCGGAACACTTTCGACGGAGGCGTTATATGCGGGCCCGGGCGATGCTTCAACAAACTATTTGTTTGATGATTTATTTACCGACCTCGTGGCAGGTACCGCATTGACTATTAAGTTTACTACCGACGTTGTGGGTGATAATGTGTACACTATGAGTGCCATTTGTACATCATTAGACTTAAACGCTGGTGTGGAAGAGAATGTAAGCTATTCAGCTTCATTTGAAGTTACTGGAGCGATTGTGAAAACTACTAAAGCATAATTTTAAAATTACCTAAAATGAAAACAATAAAAATAGCTAATGCGGACATTCCAATTAAATTTGGTATGTTCGTTTTAGGTACATTTTTAAGGGAAAGGAAGCTTAAATTAAGTGACCTTTCCCTACTTGGCGAAGATCTTCTTTTAGCTCTTGAATTAGCCTTTGCAGGCGTTCAACAGGGGTACAAAGCTAAAGGAGAAAAATGTCCTTATGATTTACAATCTTTTTGCGATTTGGTCGATACTGATATGGGTGGTATAGCTCGTATAATGGAAATGATTTCAAACGAGATTTCACCACCAGAAGATGAGAGCCAAAAAAACGTAGTGGCGAAGGCGGAGAGCTTACCCTTGAATACATCGAACGCTTTTGTTTCGGAGTTTTAAGATTTCCTCCTTCGCAATACAATGAAATGAGTTTCCGAGAGGTTGTTATGGCTATGCAAGGCTATAACAATTTCTTTGAACAACAGGAGCAAACAGAATGGGAACGAATACGATGGCAAACAACTTTATTATTAAATGTCCATACGGCAAAAGGAAAGAGTTTAAAGCCAAAAGATTTAATCGAATTTCCGTGGGAGAATCCAACCAAAAAAGAAACTAAAAGAAGTTTGACAAATAATGACAAAACAATATTTGACAAATGGGATAAAGAATTATAAATGGCAATAGGTAAACTACTTTTAAAGCTGGGTATTGATACCACTAATCTCGATAAAGAATTAGGTAAGGTAGAAAAGTCTATGACTAAGTTTGGTAATACGATGAAGAACGTAGGTTCTAATCTTACCACATCTTTGACATTACCTATTATTGGACTTGGTGCAGCATCATTAAAGGCTTTTGCCGAAATGGAAAAGCTAGAAAAAGGTATGACTGCCATTATGGGAAGTAGCCAACTAGCAAAAGATGAAATAGTAAAACTTAGAGAAGTTGCAAGGCTTCCAGGATTAGGATTAAAAGAAGCCGTTCAAGGTAGTGTAAATTTGCAAGCGGTTGGTTTATCAGCCGAAGAAGCAAAGAATACATTAATGGGTTTTGGTAAAGCTTTAGCCGCTACGGGTAAAGGTAAATTTGAGTTAGAAGCAATTCAATACCAAATGACTCAAATGATTTCCAAAAATAAAATATTAGCGGAAGATTATAAAGTTATTCAAAGTAATTTACCGTTAATGGGTGAGGGTCTTAAAGCGGCTTTTGGAACGTCAAATATTGATTTAATTAGGGAAACAGGAATTAGCGCTAAAGATTTTTTATTGCAATTAGCTAGGGGTTTAGAAATATTACCTCAAACACAAAATGTTACGGGTGGTCTTGCAAATAGCTTTGAAAACCTAAGCGACAATATTTTTATTAGTTTAAATGAGTTAGGTAAAACAATCAATGAAACGTTAAAATTAGAAGTTGTATTTGATAATATTTCAAAAAAAATAGAAGGATTAGTTGAAAGATTTAAAGCACTAACACCTGCGCAACAGGCAAATATTGTTCAATTTGCTTTAATAGCGGCTGCAATAGGTCCCGTTATTTTAATCATTGGTCAATTTGCAACATCAATAACATCTATTATTACTTTAACTAGGACATTGATACCACTTTTTACCGTTATGACTGGTGGTACTTATTTACTAGTTGCGGCGATAGGTTCATTAGTTGCTTATTATGCAAGTACAGACGAAGGTCAAAAAAGCCTATCAAAAACAGGAAAATTATTGTCAGGTTCTTTTGATAGAATTAAAGCTGCTTTTCAAACTACTTTAACATTATTATCCAAACTTCAACCGTTATTTGATTTACTTTTATTTGTATTTGGGAAAATAGCGGTGTTTACTTTTGAAGTTGTTTTGTCTCAAATAAATGCGGTTTTAACTTTTATTAATTTTGTGTACGATGGAGCCGTAAATTTATTAGAAACTTTAAGGTTAATTAATAAGCAAAAAGTTAAACCTGAAATTGAAGTTGGATTTGGTGGTGGTTCGGCTGGTAAACCTAGTGGAGCAGGTGGAAGCTGGGGCGATGACACAAAAAAAACAACAACAACCGACTCTCCCGAAGTAGCCGCAATGAAGGCTAAAATAAAAGCTTTAGAAGATTCGTTAAAAAATACAACTAAAAATAAGGCAACTCCAACTACAGAGCCAAAAGGTAATACTACTTTAGATGCAATCAAAGAAATGCAGACTAATAAAAGTATGATGCAATTTGAAATGTTAAATGTCAACACGCTTCCTACTTTAGATTTGATTCCTAAAAAATTAGAAAGTATTACGGCTGCCAACGAAAGATTAAAAGAAACGAATTTATCTTTAGCTAACTCATTTGATGCTATAACACATAGAGTACAAAGTGTTGAGGGTGCATTAACTCCAATGCAAAATATATTAGTTGCGGCAACCGATGCCTTTTCAAATATGGCGATGCAAGGTGAAACCGATATGAAGAAGTTAGGTAGTGCAGCCATGCAAGCCGCAAGAATGATTATTAGCGCTTACATAAAAGAAGGTGTAGCAGGTATTATAAAAGGTATATTAGGCGGCCCGTTGGGTAAAACTTTAGGGCCTGGAGCTATAGCCGTAGCAGGTGCGGCAGGTGCAGGTGCAGCCGTTTTATTCAATACAATGCTTAATAAAGTTGCTCCTCCAAAACTTGCGCAAGGTGGGTTGGCATACGGGCCAACAATGGCAACCGTAGGAGATAACCGAAATGCAAGGGTTGACCCGGAAGTTATAGCACCTTTATCAAAATTAAAGGGTATGTTAGATGGTGGCGGATCACCTTACATATTAACCACCAGAGTGGCTGGAAGTGATTTATTAGTAATCATGGAAAAAGCTAGAAATATTAATTCAAGAATAAGATAATGGCTGCAAGATATACATCTACATTTTATTCAGAAAAAAAGCGTAAATATTACTTAGTAATAGATGACAGTACCTTTTCAGGAATGACATACGATATAGATGTTACGGGAGCGCAAATAGAATGGCAGGCGGATGTCGAAAATGGATTAGAAAGATACGCACCAATAATAGGAAGTAATTTTAAGTTTACTTTTATTATTGACACAGAACAAAAACAATTATTATTAACCGATTTTTTAACGGCACCAGAAGGTAGATTTACTATTCAATTAATAGGTTACGACACATCTAATGCACCAAACTTTTATTGGTATGGCTATATTTTAGCTGATTTAATTGAGTTTGACGATATTCCTTTAGAGATGGGATATAATTACACCATAAATGCTATTGATGGCATAGGGTGGTTAAAAGGAATTGATTATAAGCCAGACGGTAGTGACATTTATCAAGGTGACGATACTATTATAAATCATGTAAATAATTGCTTACAAAAACTTACATACGTTCAATCAATATATGGCACATCTATAGGGGTTTTGGCTAGTGCGTTTCAATGGCATGAGGATTCATGGACGTATGATAGTTCTATAGACCCACTTCTTAGAATGAGGGTTAATCATAAAGTTTTTTACACGATAGATAGTAAGGGTAATTATACCTACATGAAGTGCTATGATGTTCTAAAAAGAATGATGGTACCATTGGGTTTAAGGTTCTTTTTTTCGGACAGGAAATTTTTTATGGTTCAGCCAAATACTTATTTAGATTCAGCCGTTACAATTAATATTTATTACCTAACATCTACTTTATTACAACAAAGTAGCTTTCAATCAAGTATTGAAAATGATAACTATTCCGAAACAAATAAAATGCTTCGTTTTAGCGGTGGTAAATGGGGATATTATGGACATATAAAGGATTTAGATATTGAATATGAACACATAGCATCGGTAAATTTATTGTCTGGTAAAATATTTAATAATTTAAATACTGAGTTTTTTAACTCAAAAGATTTAGATTATAATAATGACGAAGCTACTATAACATTTACTTCAGTAATGAAATACAGGGATAGTCAAGTAGGTTCAAGTACAATTGCAGAACATATAGTAGAAGGTTCTTTTGTTATCGAGTTACGACCTATCGTCGTACCATTAATAGATTTTTTAACGGCAAATCGTTCACCTGAAATTACTACTTGGACATTAGGCAGCGGATGGACTTTTTCCGATGGTGGCGGAGCTGCTTTAGGTCACGCAAAAGCAACCAACGCAACTGGCGATTTGGTTTACACTAATTTTACTCCTACAAATGGTGCGACTTATTATGTATCTTTTGGCATTGAGGTCACAAATGGAACGCTTGTTTTAAAAATGGGTGGCGATACTTTTAGCATTACAACTACAGGAGAATATTATGAAAGGATTGTTTGTATTTCAACCCAACAATTAACCTTTGACCCTAGCGGCACATTTAACGGGAAAATTAATTACGTTAAAATCAATCATGTAAAATACTGGCTAAAAAGGGATATTACATATAATGGATTTCAGCATACTTTTTCTGCTCAAAGTTGGGAGCAAACATTTAGCTATTATAAATTTGTTATACCGGGTGGAGCGACTACCTTACCTGCCGCTGGTGGAACAGTTGATAATATTATCGTAAATTGGACTACACCAACAATGCCTGAAAGTGGTGACGTTGGTGTAAGGTTTTTATTAAGCAGGATTCAAACGGCAACGGGAACAGATTTACTTACAAGCTATCTTAAATTTTACGAGTTAGGAAATTTATTTATGGAACATTTAGCAGCTGGTAATTTAGGAAGTCAAAATGATGTTATCGTTTACGGTTCTTTTAATAATGACACAAGTAGTATAAGTGTTAAAAAACGGGTGTTTATTGGTGACGGTCCATCATTAGGTAGTCCGGGTGCAATAAGAGTAAAGAACGACAGTAATACATGGCAAATAACCGATGGGACTGGATGGCGTGTAAAAAATATAGGTGACGGAAAAAACATTAATCAATTATTGGTTAATGAAATTATTAAAGGTCAGTTGTTTCCGGTAAGAAAAATGCTTAATATGTCTTTTCAGGTTTTAGACAATGACAATCCATGGTATCCTCATGTAGCCATTGAAAATAATGATGTTAAATTTATCATGGAAACGGCTACTATGGAATTAAAAAGCGATATAGTGCAAGGTACATTTATTGAAATTATAGACCAGTCATAATGCCATACACGGAAAAAACAGTATTATTTAGGGGCTTAGATTTTGATTCGGGTAGAACTCCAAATCATTCGGCTGGAGGCGTAGCCGGAACAGGATCTATAACGCCAACAAATAGCACGCCAAATACACAGAATAGTAGTGTTACAAAGGTGTTTAAAGAATCCTTTTTAGATAGCTATACAGCCATTTTAACCGTCACAAAAAATGCAGGCGTATTACCTTCAAATTTGGAACAACTTTTAATTTTCCAAAATGGTCAGGAATTAATTAGTAGTCAATTCTCCGTTGCTGGGTCAGTTATAACAATAGATTCATCTACTCATTACGATGGTTCTAATTATGTCATATTTTTTATAATTGTATAATGGAAGAGATAAAAGCACCAAAGAAAGAAAGGAAGTTTTTAAAAGCCGTTGGCAATATTGGCAAAGTTTTAGCAGAGGAATTAGTCATGGGAATTGCAAGAAAGTTTATCGGCAAAGTAGTTGACAAAGTAAAATTGCCAAAAAAGAGAGAAACACTATCTATATTACTTTTACTTTCGTTTACTATTGCCTTCGCCCAATTTCCAACAAATACCAACAAACAAAGATTAGGTTTCCAGACTACCGCGGACGGTCTCGTATGGCGTGGTTCAATTTCCGACACATCATCTATTCAACCGGTATCAAATCAAAACGCATGGGTAATTCTTGATACCGTTAACCTAAAAATATACTCATTTGATTTTACTTCTAATGTTTGGAATCAAGTAGGTGGCGGTGCTTTTGCACAACCTATTGATTCATTATTTTTCAAAACAAGTGCACCGCCTAACAATGTGGACACGGCTAAAATGCGATGGGACAATGAACTTGGAACGGTTGTTTTGGGAATGTATGATGCTGTGCCCAATGAAATAGGCTTTAAAAACTTTTGGCTTGTAAAAAATCAAACGGGTTCAACCATTACAAAAGGCAGTATCGTTTATGCTAATGGCACGGTGGGAGCAAGTGGCAGAATAACAGTTGCGAAGTTCATAGCCAACGGCACAATAGATGCAAAGTATTTATTAGGAATAACGGCACATGATTTAACCGACGGGGAAGACGGTTACGTTATTTCATTTGGTAAAATAAGGCAAGTCAACACTGATACCTTTGCGGCAGGTGCAATCCTTTACCCTTCGCCAACAGTGGCAGGTGTATGGACGGACGTGGAACCTATTGCGCCAAATCTTGATATGCCTATCGGTTTTTGTATAAATTCAAGTTCAAATAATGGTACTATTGCCATTCGTGTAGCATCGGGTTATAAATTAAACGAGCTTCATGATGTGGCTATTTCTTCGCCAGTTACAAATGCCTCTTTATATTATTCAGGTGGTTTATGGAGAGATACAACCGCGGCTCTTTTAGTAAGTGATACGGCTGCAATGTTAGCCAACTATGCAACCAAAGCATACGCGGACACAACGGGTAGATTATATGCAAGACAGGATTATAGTACAGGCGTAACAACGTCAACCTTAACTTGGACACAAACAGACACTTTAATTCCCGGGGGAGTTACCTTTATTCAAGTGTATCGCAACGGACAAATCTTATTACCTTCTCAATACACCGTACCAACGTCAACAAGCGTGGTTATTTCAGCTTCATCATTCAAAGTTAACGATAATTATACGGTAATTTTTCCCCGTGGTGGTGGTGCAGGTTCGGGTGGAGGATCGGGAAGCCTTACCTCAATTTCAGGTGGTACGGGAATACTTGTATCACCTAATCCAATCACAACCACGGGCACGGTGTCGGCTGATTTATCTGTATTAATGGAGTTAACAGATACAAGTTTATTAAATCTTACTACAAGATTTGCATCAAAATTAAATCCATCTGATACTATATCATTATCAAATAGAATAGATGCAAAAGGAACGGGTACTGTTACAAGCGTTGGTTCTGGTTTTGGTTTACTTGGCGGTACAATAACAACGACGGGAACTTTGCGTTTAGATACGTCAACTATTTACGCAAGGTTGCAAGATTCGATTAATGTAGCTATTGGAAATGATACAATAAAAATTTTAAAACAAGAATATCAACCAGCTTTATCAAGTGTTTTGACTTGGACAATTACGCCAAAATTTCCCATTCAATTAAAGGCATATATTTTGGTATTTAGGAATGGACAACTATTGAATAACGACCAATATAATTTAACTGACACAAATAAAATTACCATTGTTTCCACGTCATTTAAGGTAGGAGCTAATTACACCGTAGCCACAGTAAGTGGTATTGGTTCAATAAATACAGGTGTGTTTCCAAATCCTATTTACCCAGATGCAGGCATAGCCCTTTCAACAGGTTCAACTTGGGCCTCATCTATTCCAAATAATTCGAGTAATTGGAATACCGCATTTACTGATAGATTAAAATGGGACGGAGGTAGCACTGATTTATTGCCATCTACGGGCCGCACAAGCCTAGGAGGTACAACTATTGGACAATCAATGTTTACCTTAACAAATCCTTCGGCAATAACTTTTCCGAGGTTTAACGCTGATAATACTGTTTCGGCTTTAACGGCTACTAACTTTAGGAGTGCTATTGGTGCAGGTACTGTCACAACGGTAAATGCTGCAACTACTTCGGGTAATCCAATTTCAATAGACAATAACACAACTACTCCAACAATAGAATTATTAAGTGCAACAAGCGCAAGAAATGGGTATTTAACTTCAACTGATTGGACTACATTTAATAACAAACAAGCCGCTTTAGGATTTACGCCAGCAAATAGCACAATAACTATAGCAACAACGGCGCCATTACAAGGGGGAGGTAATTTGACGGCTAATAGGACTTTATCTATAACACAGGCAACAACCTCCGTAAATGGTTTTTTGACATCAACTGATTGGAATACTTTTAATAATAAAGTTAATATATCTGATACTTTAGATATGTTATCACCGTATTTTCGAGATGCTGATACATCTTTATTAAATCTTACTTCAAGATTTGCGGCAAAACAAAACAATATTACACTAACCACAACGGGCACAAGTGGAGCAGCTACATTAATAGGTAGTACTTTAAATATTCCACAATACAGCGGAGGAGGTGGAGGAACTGGTACCGTTACAAGTGTAGGTTTAACCGCACCTTCTATATTTAATGTAAGCGGTTCACCTGTTACAACAAGCGGCACTTTAGCACTTACATACAGTGGTACAGCTTTACCTTTATTAAATGGTGGTACGGGTGCAACTACAGCCGATGGAGCATTAACAAATTTAGGCGCAACGGCACAAGGAAAATTATTGTTTGGGATTACAAATAGCGTATCTGATAAATTTATTAAAGTTAATACAAACAACACAATAACCCTTTTAAATGCAGCTGATACCAGAACTGCAATAGGGGCAGGAAATATTTCAGGCGTTGGCTCAAATTCATATATACCAATTTTTTCTAGTAGTTCGTATATTGGGCAATCATTATTAAGGTGGGATGGAATAACCATTCCTAACGCTAAATTAATTAATGATTATAATTTCAATGAATTTACCTCGCTTGCAGGCACGGGTACAAGAATGGTAGTTGCAAGTTCAACAGGATTATTATCTACTCAAACAATAGGTTCATCGGTTACTTCATTTAGCGCAGGAACAACGGGATTTACACCAAATACGGCATCAACTGGAGTAGTTACATTAGGGGGAATATTAGCCATAACAAATGGTGGCACGGGTGCAAACTCTGCCTCAACCGCAAGAACGGCATTAGGCGCAACGGTAAGAGGTTCCAATGTTTTTACCTTACCAGACATAGACCAAGTATCTTTTATAAGATACAACGCAAATAACACAGTTAGCCAAAGGACTGCTGAAGGCATTAGGATTGATTTAGGTGGCACAACTTTAGGACAAAATATGTTTATGCTTACTAATCCTTCAGCGATTACCTTTCCAAGATTTAACGCTGATAACACTGTAAGTGCTTTAAGCGCAGCGGATTTTAGAACGGCTATTGGTGTAAGCTCAGGAGGTGTCTCAAGTGTTACGGCATCATTACCTATTTTATCGACTGGAGGCACTAATCCTGTAATATCATTAGATATAAAAAGAAGTATAACAGTTGGTACTGATTTTCCTAATACAAACGCACAATCTTCAAGTGATTTAACATTTACTCTAACTGGTGTATCTGTTGGACAGCCTGTATTATTAGGAGTGCCAGATGGTTCAGCTCCTGCAAATACTAATTATACCGCATGGGTATCAGCTGCAAATACAGTTAAAATAAGATTTAACAATTATTCATCTTCTGCAGTAAATCCTTCTTCTGGTAGTTTTACAATAAGTGTTATAAATTTATAAAAAACATAAACATGAAACAACCCCTTCCCCTTTTCCTCTTCCTTTTGCCTTGCTTTGCTTTGGCACAGTATCCGAGCAACGGCAATCAAAAGATAACGCTTGGAGAACAGAGCACTGCCGATGGGCTTATTTATCGGGGCGTACTTGCGGACACGGGCATTATTACACCCTCAAGTGATACAAGCGCGTATATCATTCTTGACACAGTGAATCATAGGTTTTTCCATTATAAAAGAAATACCAATGTTTGGAGTATTGCAGGTGGTAGTGATACAAGTTTAATTGCATATGTAAATACCTATGGAGCGCAAACGGTAAATGGGGTAAAGACATTGACTTCAAATTTAATATTAAAAAATAGTCAAGATCTATCAAGAACAACGGTTGTAGCAACACAAACATTTGCAGCCGATACAACAAATTGGACGCGTGGCACAGGATGGACATTTAACGGCGCACAAGCAATAGCAACGGCAGCAACTGGCAATTTGACTTACACACCTGCATTGACTATTACAAGTGGAAATGCCTATGAAATTACTTACACGGTTACAAGTTATTCGGCTGGTACATTAACTGCAACGATAGGTGATGTAAGTTTAAATTTGCCTTTACATAGTGCAACGGCAAATGTAATTTTATTATTACCAACAAGTGCAACGGGTGGCTTTCGATTTACGACTTCATCATTTACAGGTGATCTTGATAATGTAAGTATTGTTGAAATAACAGGAAGTGCACCTGTTATATTTGCAGGGCAAGAAAATAATTCTACAGTATTATATAATTCATTAAGGATGCCAAATTCTTCAACAATTGCTATTGGAGGCGGTGGATTAAGAACTACAGGGGCAAATAATAATTTTTTTGGAACAAATGCTGGTTTAAGAAATACTATTGGTACTAGTAATAATTTTTTTGGTATAAACGCAGGACTTTTCAATACAGCATCTGGAAATAATAATTTTTTTGGAACAAATGCTGGTTTAAGAAATACTATTGGTTCTAATAATAATTTTTTTGGCTTTAATGCTGGATTAAATAATACAACCGCTGCTAATAATAATTTTTTTAGCTTAGGAGCTGGTCAAAATAATAGAAATGGATCTAATAATAATTTTTTTGGTGCATCAGCTGGCGTAAATAATATATCAGGATCTAATAATAATTTTTATGGCACAAGTGCTGGTGGAAATAATACTACAGGAACTGATAATGTGGCAATTGGTATAAGTTCAATGAACAATACAACCGTTGGCGACACATTAACAGGCTCAAACAATATTGCCATTGGTACTTATGCAGCTGACAATATTCGATTTGCAGCCTCTGGCAACGTTGCTATTGGCAATCAAATTGACTTGCCTGTCTCGAATGGCTCAAATCAAGGCGTTTACCAAAATGTTTTATTTATAACTGGTGCAAGTGGCACAGGAACGACAGTTGCAGGAAGCGTAGCAATAGGAACGAATGCGCCACAGGCAAATTATCGCTTAACTGTTAACGATAGCTTATATGTCGGTGGGCGTGTTTCTGCTGCTGGATATACAACGAGATCCGATTATAATTTAAAAAACGAAATTAAAAGTATTAATTATGGCTTAAATGAAATTATGCAAATAATGCCAGTTAGTTATACGTATAAAAGTAATGGTGAACATCAACTCGGTTTTATCGCCCAGGACATTGGCGTTATTATTCCAGAAAGCGTACACTTTGATGAATATATGGGAGTAGATTATCAAAGTATTATTCCTATTTTAACAAAAGCTATCCAGCAACAACAAGCCCTGATCAAAGCCCTTGAACAAAGAATTATTAACCTCGAAAATAAATAAAATGAGATACCTATTTTTATTCCTTCCCTTGTTTTCCTTTGCCCAAGACGTTGTCAAAGACACTGTTTACATTCAAAAGCAAGGCAACATTTATTACATTATTCAGCAAACGACTTTGTCGGATAGCACCGTGACAGGCTCAAAGCAAATATTGGGCGATTCTGCAACTGCCATTCAAAGCCTTGTTACCGATGCCGAAAGGCAAAGCAACACGATTGCTATTCATGCAAAGCCTATTATCACAAAGGGCAAAGCCGTACAAAGGATTAATTACTACAATGACTTGCACGTTCAAATTAGTGGTAAGCCTGTCTATTTTACAACGGCTCAAAGAGATACGGCAAAGTTTTTGGGCGACTGGAAGTTAAATTTTAACGGTGAAATTATTGATGGTAAGATTGAGTTAAATGTAAACAAACGGCTTATATTTAACCCAGACAATGGCAAGGTGTACACGATTTCTACCAACTTACTTTTATCTACATTTACCAATCAAGTTTCCTTTGCCTTTAACGGTATTAAATACGACTTGTATAAATATGCTGACGGCAAATTTGCAACCGTGGACGGTGGTGTTAGGCTAATAAAACTTGAATAATGAAAGCAACCTTAATCAACCTTTTGCATCTTGGATGGGAGAAAATAACGTATGCCATTTGTTGCGGATGGATATTTTCATTCTTTGTTCCTATTAAGGGATTTTTGATATTTACGGTATTTGTTGTTTTTGCTGACATGGCAACGGGAATCATTGCGGCAAAGAAGGAAGGGCAAAAGATAAATAGCCGTGGTCTTTATCGTACCATAGAAAAAATAGTGGTGTATTTTTGTGCTATCCTTATTTTCGAAGGTGCAAGAAATACTTTTAGCCTTCCTTTCAACATTACGTACATGGCAGCGTTTTTAATTGCAACCGTGGAACTTTATTCTATTTCAGAAAATATAAAACGTATAACAGGTGTAAATCTTGGCGTTTTAATCACACGTTTTTTTAATCGTTAAAATAAATAATATGCAGACTAATTTAAAAGATGCCCTTAAAAATGCAGACACAGTAAAGTCACCGCTTGGCGATATAGCTTGTTACTCAATGAACTTTGCGGAGCTAGCAGGAGAGGTGAACATTTTTATGGAAGGTAATAAAGTCAAGTTCACATGGAGGCAATATATCCAACTTGCTCAAATCATTTGGGATAAAATTAAAGAAACAAGCCGCGAATGTGCTGGGAAAGAGATTTCGGTGAGTTTGCCTTCTAAATTTTCTTTGATTTCCGCAGCTTTTTCGTTAATCGGATTTAAGTTATAGGCGCAGACAGATTCGCTACCTTATGCGGCTTCAGGGAGGTATATTGATTTATGCCTCCCTTTAAAATTGTAAATTATGAATAAAAATGAATTTTGTATTTTTTTAGATGCTGGTCATGGAGGTATTAATCCTAAGGTAAAATTACCTAATGGATATACTACCTACCCTGCTAAGTGTGCGCAACACAATAATGGCAGCTTTCATTCCTATGGATGGTTTTTTGAAGGTGTGTTTAACAGGGCCGTTGTGCAATATATTGAACAATATTTAAATGACTGGGGCTTTATAACTATGAAAGTTTACGATGAAGTGTTAGACACATCACTAACCAAAAGGGTAAATAAAGCGAATTTTGCGGCTAAAAATTATAAGGCATCTTTGTATTTAAGCATTCACGGAAACGCAGCCGAAAACAAAAGTGCTAGAGGATGGGAGGTGTTTACATCCCCAGGACAAACCAAATCCGATATTTACGCAGAAATTTTATTTAAAGAAGTAAAACAAAATTTGCCTAATTGGATTTTTAGGCCTGATACAACCGACGGAGACCACGACAAAGAAGCTAGATTTCATGTTTTAACTCAAACTAATATGCCTGCGGTTTTGTCTGAAAATGGATTTTTTACCAACTATCACGATGCGAAATTAATGTTTGATACAGACTTTCAAAATAAAATAGCTTTGTGTCACGCTAGAGCTGTTTTTGAATACGCAACAAAAATAGGTTTAGTAAATTTTTAAATAAAAAGGGGGCAACGCAAATGTTACCCCGATATTACCACTAATTAACAAACGTAATCAACCTAATTTATAAATTTATTTAATAAAGTTAACGATAAATTTCTAATATTTTCACCGTCTGACTCTTTGTAAAATTTGTATGCTATGGTTATCATTCTCCCAGGCTCCATCATATCCATTGGTGGCCTTTCATCTTTCATTAAAGGCTCAAGATAAAATTTAAGGATAGTTAATTTTGCTACCGTACCTTCAGCATATCTGACAGGTTTAGGATATTGCTTAGAAATTTTTTCAATTTCTTTCCATGTAGCAACACTAATGCCATCTATCATTTCATTATTTTTTTTCATTCGTCTTTGTTTTGTTTAGTTCTTCAATCAAAGCATCTGCTACATCAACCGCACTTTCAACAATGTATTCAATTTTAATATCAAGTCCATCCTTATTAGTTATTATTCCTTGCATTGCAATAGCTGCAAAATATTCACGTTTAGTTAATCCTTCGTTCGATGCATCAAGACCAAAATAAGGATCATTATAAGCTGCTTTTGAAAAAGCTGGTTCATTTCCATTTGTTTTCATGTTTTTGATAATTTTTAGCCTTTAAAGCAAGAGTAAAACAATCTATTTCGTCCTGACTTATTTTGGCTGTTTTAAAATTTGGTTCAAATTTGTAGCCTTCATTTTGAAAGACTTTCATAAATATTTCCTTTCCCCATTTTTTCCCCTTTTGTTCTGGGGAAATATTGTAGGCTTCGCAACCATTTTCTTTAATCCATTCGTAGGCTATTCGCGAAGCAGCTTGGTTCATGCCTACATTTCGGGACATTCGAGAAAGGATCGCGCGGTTAATGGAAGAGTTAAAAGTTACATTTTGAAGGCTACTATCTTCCACTAAAACAACAGCGTTTGGATAATCCATATGCCAGTAAAAAGAATCTTCCAAAAAATCTACAAACCTTTTGTATTTTTTAAATTCAACCTCTTTGTTTGGCTTAATAAAACAGGCTGCCATTCCGTTTAATCTTATTGCTGGGTCAACCCCTATGTATGTTCTCATTTGTTTTTAATTATTTCAATCATTTTTTGCAAGCCTGCAAGTTGAGCTTCTTCGTAGTTGTCGTAAAAACCGACATTGGTATACATAGTTTTAGTATCAATAACTCCACTATATTGTTTAATTGTATTTTCATTATACTTAGAATAAATAGTATTTATACTAATATCTATATTATGTTTTTCTCTAATCCATTTAAAAGCTTGCTGGTATAGTGGTGCTAAAGTAAATCCTAATTTTTTATTTCCCGAGTACGTCCAGGCATTTAGTATGTTAATTGATAATCCTGTCCTTATATTACTAGTAAGTTCATAATAATATGTAAGACAAGGCTCATCAAATCCAAGTTCTTTAAGTTTTAAAGCAATTCCATAGCTTACAAATTCTTTTTCCATAATTAAAACATTGATAATTGAAATGAAGTAATGTTTCTTTTAAAATTCTTAGGCACTTCTTCGTTGTTTATTGCAACAATCGTTTTACGTTTTCTACGTCTCTTTATAATTTTTGGTTCATTAATTCCGTAGGCTTCTACTCCTTTATCAACAAAGTTTATTTCCAAAAGATAGCCAAAAACTATAATAGTTCCAACAAATAAAAACATGGTGATATATTCCCCACCTTCATAATGTTCTTGTAATCCAAAGAATATTTCTATTAAAGCCACAATCGTCGCGCCTAATGCTATTTTAGGTGGGTAAGTACTTCTACCTTTAGTTGGATTTAGAAAGTCCATGAAAACGACTGCAAAGCGTCCAAGTTGTAAAATGGTGGAAGCGGTGATTGCAACCCAAAAGTTAATTGGTAAAAAGATAGCGGTCAAATAAGCATTAACCCCGTAGGTTAATACTATTGTCAAAAGCATGATTGTTGGAATATTGTCGCTGATGCTTTCGAATGTCCATTTAAACTGGGTGTTGGTGAAATTCTTTTCCATTTGTTTTGTTTGTTAAGTGGTGAAAAAAAAGTAGGGCAGCTGGGGGACTGCCCTGTTGGGGTTTATAAATTGTTACATAATTCCGCAATAAACCATTGCTTTGATGGCATTATCTATATAGCCTACACCATTAGTTACATAGCAGTAAAAGTCGCCATGCTCAATTTTTGCATGAGTTTTATAAGGAAGTATATATGTAACTTTTACCTTTGACCTGTACGTCGCTAAATCTAATTGTTTTGTAAAGGCGTAATATGCTGGCTTTTCGTTTACATTAAGATTAAAACGGTAATAGGTGTTAAACCCACCTGATGCCAATTTTTCAGCTTTAAAAAAACTGCTTTGTAAATCTGGTCTTGTTGTCATGATGTTTTGTTTTTTAAGTGGTGAAATATCGTTTTGTTTGTTTCGATATGTAAATATTTAAATAAATATTTACATAAAAAAATATTTACACAAATAAATAAAAAAAAAGTTAAAAAACATTGTAATCTTTCTTCAAAGGGAAGTTATCCCGTTTGATTTGCCAGTATTCAGCCATAAGCGAGGCACGGAATTTGTAATCCCTGTCGGTATGGTATCCCGATTTGTAAACACATTTACAAATGGATTCGTACAATTTAATTCCTTTCATCTTGTAATTTGCCTTCTTGCAAGCCGCGTATCTTCCAGAATTTAAAACACCAGCCCATAACTCCATCCCTTGTTCGGTGCTTTCAGCTTTCATAAATTTAGCCCTTATGTATTTGTTTCTTCCTCTGATAACTTCCCTTGTTCTATAGGTCACATAATCATGACCTTTAAGGGCCTTAACTCCTCCAGCGTTGGCGTGTTTACGCCACAATTCAGTTTCAACTCCCTGACTAGTTGCCTCAATAATGAAGAAGCTATAAATCATTGATACGGGAAAATCAGTTAATACGTGTACGTTCATTAGCATTGATTCATAGCAATAAGCAAGGTATATGCGACGAAGCTTCGCCCTATCAACTCCTTTTAAATTCCTAAAGCCTCTACCTTCCAATGTTTGTTTTAACTGTTCACCGGATAACTTGCGCACCTCCCAGCCGTATGACCGAGATCCGTAGGCGCTTATATCAACTTCTTTTTTTTCGTCCTTACCTTGAATAGTTAACGACGTAATTTTGTGAACGTAAACAGTATCGCGCTGAATGATGGGAACAAATGAAGTGTAATTGTATTGGGTATTTATTGGGGAATAAATCAACCCAATAACAAAAGCAACTCCAATGCCTCCAGCTACCTGATAAGGCAGCCTTTTATTTTGTGGGACGTATGTCTCAATTATTGGCTCTTTCATTATTCAACTATTTTTAGTTCTGCATAAAAATGACCTCCATCATACTCGATAGTTTCGTCGCTTGCATCTGCAATCACATTGCCGTCGCAATCCTTAACAAGCCCTCCCCATAGGAAGAAATCATCTGGGAAATAATCTTCGTTACGCATTTTGGCATAAACCTTTTCAACAGCGTGTCTTTTGCTATAAGCGGCTACTTCTTCGCATAAATCTTGATACCTTTTGGCATTGCCAAAGTACATGACGGTGTAAATTTGCTTTTCCATTTGTTAAAATTTAGTAGTAATAAAAATGTTTTTTTGTTTCTTTTGTAAAAATATGTATAAATAATTATATAAAAAAATATTTGTGTATTTATTTAAAAAAAAATCCCATACCGAAAGATATGGGATTGAAAACAACTTAAACATTCACTCATTTACCAAACTTACTAATCGAAATTTCTTTATCCGGTACCTCAATCCTTAGCTTCTTAAAATTTTCTATCGCCTCTTCAACCGTCGGGGCGTTGGTGATTATTCTGCCTGACTTCCATTTTATTTCCCAATACATCAGTACCATTTTTTTAAAGTGTCAATAATAAAGTAAATGGCATAAGCGAGAGTTAACAACCCTCCAGCGGCTACAATGATGAGAGCCAAATCCTTAATCAATTTTTGTTTTTCATTTTCTGTTAGCATGATTCTTTTTTTTCTTTTTGTTTTTTACGATACATAGCCTGATAAGCCTTAATTTTTTCAATGTGCTTGTAATAATACGCCTTGTTTTTGTCGTAGTTTTTGTTCTTGCACTTCGTTTTATTCTCCTCGTATCTCCTTTTTTTGTTTTCTAAATTTTTAAGCCTTATTTTTTCCCTTTGATAATCATTCATGTTTCGGTAGTATTTTTTCATGTACTCCGATTTCCGCGCTTTTTTTTCCTCTGGTGTCATGGCTATTTGTTTACTAAAAAATAAATCAAATCGGCAAATAGGCCTAATCCCATAAATACTGATACCATAAACCAAACGTAAAAATTTAATTCATGTAATTTATCTCTTTGCTTTTCCGTCATGGCTATTTGTTTAAATAGTTTTTACTTGCTACTGGATCTTTGCCTTGGTCTTTATACTTGGCATCTGCCTTACTGGCATAGTCGGTGTAAGGCATTTCGCTAATGTCGTGATAGCAAATTTGGGCAATCTTCATGTATGGATAAATCTTTACAGGCTGTACACAAACAAGCTCCAGAGTCCAGTGTCCTTTAAATCCCGTGTCTCCAAAGCCTGCCGTTACATGGACAAATAATCCTAATCTTCCAAGGCTTGATTTCCCTTGTATAATTGGTACATGGCGCAAGGTCTCCGTATATTCAACGGTTGAGGCAAGGTATAAAACATTTGGTCTTAAAATAATTCCTTCTTCTGGAATAATAAAAGGAGCATAAGCATTCTTTTTCCTTGTGTCAAGAATATTATCAGTGTACATTAGCAAAGTATTGCTTAGTGTTAAATCTACACTATTAGTACCAATGTTTGCCTCTATCAATGGCTCAATGACGATATTTTTAGCTGCTATTTCGTCAATAATTGTTTTGTCTGTTAAAATCATTTGTCTTCTTTTTTATAAATTTCGTTGTAATATTGTTCTGCATCTCCATTATAATTTGGGTAAACAGGTAAAGAATCCATAGCATCTATATGCGCCTCTATTATCTGCTCCTTTTCCATTTCTTTAGCAATTTTAAACTGCTCTTTGTATTTATTTCTAAGGACTTCTGAATCAAAAGAAACAATTCCAAGTAATTTTAATTCTAAAATTTCAACAGCCGTTTGCTTGCTCATTTCTTTTGGTTTTCAATTATTTTAATCATTTTTTGCAAGCCTGCAAGTTCAGCTTTTTCGTAGGTAAAAAAACCTTCTTTAAAGTGTCGTGTTTCTTCAATGCCATAGTCATTAGTTATTTGGTAGTAATAATAAGTATCTCCATTATCTCTACTTTCATATCTACTTACAATCAAATCAATTAACTTTTTTTCCCGAAACCATTTAAATACTTGTTGGTATAGTGGTGCTAAAGTAAATCCTAATTTTTTATTTCCCGAGTACGTCCAGGCATTTAGTATGTCAATTGCTAAATGTGTTCTTAGGTTACTAGTAAGTTCATAATAATATGTAAGACAAGGCTCATCAAATCCAAGTTCTTTAAGTTTTAAAGCAATTCCATAGCTTACAAATTCATTATTCATTTCTTTAAATCATTTAGTTCTGGGTGAGTAAAATGAAATTCTGTTAGCATTGCCGCATTTGCCATTAAGTGCGCTGAATGCAAAAGCCCACTTTCTTCGTCTATCATTTCACCAAGTCGCATGGCTTCCAAGTGACGCATAGCGGAGGCGATAACTTCGGAAAATAAAAAACCTTTCTCCCAATTTCGGGCAGGATACTTTTTTAATCCTTCAGTCCAAACCTTCGCATATTCCCTTTGCGCTATCGCTGGGCAAAGGTCGTAGCGTAGTTTATTTTCATTTGATCTAAATGCCTTGTTTTCGTCATAGTCTGGATTCCTGCCAGAAGCTATCATTAATTCCCTAACCCTTTGTTCATTTGTTTTTCTTATTAATTTTTCAACTTCATTCATAAATAGCATTTTTTGGTGTCAACCATATGGTTTAACGAAAAAATCCAATTAACCAAATTGGACAATAAAATATCCAAGCCATAAATCTTTCAGTAAGACTTACTGCTAAGTTTTCTTTGCCTATTTCTTTACAGTCGTTTCTCCAAATTAA